CGGAAACAACTACAGTCGTTGCCGCTCCGCTAATATCCTTATTAAGAATAAACGTCGGTACACCAAGGGAGTTGTCCAGGCGAGCCAAAGCCTTGCCTGAAATTCCTCGTCTATCTGCCATAATAAAACCTCCACCTTCCTCGCATTAAGGGGCGTTAGCCCCTCTCAGCTTTTATTTACTAATAAGCAGTTGATTTGGTTTCGTTGAGATCTACAATCTTGCCGCAGGTATTACGTTCCTTAATATAAAGTTCCGCAATTTCCATGGCAGTCGCAGTCCAAACACCGGCTACGTCAGAACGCTTGAAGATGCTGCCACCTTCACGCCGCCAACCTAGCTGCTTTTGAACTGCTCTGTAAATCTTAGAGAAGTCGGCAAAGAACATCTTGTTGTACAGACAGTCTGTATCAACCATGATGTCAATTCGCCCTAAAGAAGATTGAAAACTAGCGACAGACAAACCGCCCACTTTGCTTTCAGGAGTCAAACGAAGTTCACCTTCGTATAGTTCTTCAACATTGATTGCTTGCCAAGAGTTACAAAGAACAGTCAGTCCGTCAGCAGGACGCTCTGAACCAGTTCGCGACATAATCCCCGCAAGCATTTGCCGAAATAACGAGGGAGTTAAATCCCGGTTAACGCTATTGTTCTCTAGCACCAACGATGTATATCGAGGGTTGCTAGACATGGTAACGGATTGAAATGTTCCAGTCAGTGAATCACCAATCAATTTATCAAGACCTGTGATGGCTCGATTTACCGAACCACTCCAAACAAGAAAATCACCGGATGCTGCGGCGGCAGGAAGAGCAGAAGACCAACTCGTTTCCATATTGCCACTTGAGTTCACCGCACTCTCAACAGAACTCAAAGTATTAGAGCCATGAAGAGTAGTAATATCTGCGGAGTCTCGAACCTCATAGGTTCCACCATCCCACAACATGCGAGCATCATCGACTTCGACGTTAGACGAAATAGATGCCGGTGTACCTGCAAGGGTGGCAACTGTACCCGTTCCATCACGGAAAAACATTCCATTCTCGAACTTGAGAATATTGTTCATCATCCCTTTGACTTCGGAAGTGATTACATCCCGCGCCACATTGGGTGATTTAGAGGCAGTAGCCATGGCCCCATCGGTTAGCTGAATAGAGCCAACGATGAATTTACGGAACGCCTTATAGGTTGCGTAATCTTGCTTATCGGCCGTTGGGAAGGCGCCGCCGTCCTCAACATAGCCAATGGCGGTTGAACGAGCAGTATGGATTCGACCCTCAATATGAGAACCCGTCCAATTATCGTCTTTCCGAACCAAGTTACGAGATTTTGAAGTATGATTCAGCGTCTCAACAACGCCATCTAGGAATCGAGTAAAAGTTAACCCGACATTTCCAATATTAACACCTGCCATAGTGTAGCTCCTGATTAGGTAATGATTGGTTCGCCAGCAGCTATCCAATCGAATGCACTGTCAAAACCAGCCTTTCGCAACACATCGGGTTTTGGGAATTTATTCCCCTGTTTCGCAGAACGCTTACCACTAGGCGCACTCTTTGGAACGGCCCGACCCTTGCGAATTTTCTGACCACCTCCCCGGGCTCTATTTTCCAAGGCTCCTTGGACATAGAGATCGAGGTATTTCTTGAACTGAGGAGCTGCCTTGTCTGGTTCAACGCCAAAAGCGCCACAAAACGCGAGAAGCATTTCATCCATTGGCTCCGCGAGCTGCTTTGCCCTGTCAGGAGCAAAACCCTTCAGCAATATCCCATCACGCGCAGCTTGTGTTTGCTGGTTGTAATAATTATATCGCTGCTGTCGCTGCGTCCTTTCAGATTCTTCTTGGCGAGCTGTCTTTAGCCCTTCAAGTTCCTCTCTGAGCGCCGCAACCTCTGGCGAGAATTTATCCCCCGCCTGCTCACTCGCCTCTTTGATGATATTCATCCGATATTCTTCCATCGGAGTGAGTTCACCCTTAGAGTCAGATTGCATTTGCAGATATTCAAGTTGCCTTTTCTGCAACTCAAGCTGCTCCTGCATAGCTTTACTATCTCCAGCCTTTTGCGCTGCAATCTCTTGTTGCATTGCAGATAGGTGCTGGTGATAGTATTGGTCCCGTTGGCGCAGCTCTTGTTCTAACTGCTTTCTCTCTTTAACAAGATTCTGGATGCGCTTATCTGCCCGATTACCTTTTGCCCTCTTTTTGGGGCTTTCAGGTTCGTCATCAGTCCCCAAGGCATCAGCCTCTAGGTCTGCGCTATCAAGTCCATTGTCTATAAGAGACTCAACTTGTTGTTCTTCTTGGTCAGTATCCTCAGTCTCGTTATCTAATGGCTGTCCCGATTCTTGCGCCAAAGCCCGTTGAATATCTTCAAACTCCGAAAAGTCCTCTTCTTCAACAACTTCTTCTACAGGTAATCCGCTGCTATCTTCAAAACCGACTGCGCTTGCCATACTGATCCCCTTCGTGAGTTACGCTCACTAAACGGCAGGTGCTAATTAATTAATTCGCAGTTACGCCGCGACCCGATGTTTACTAATTAATTAAGCATTGATTAGGGATTTAATAAGCAAATCAGGGAAAAGTCAACAAATAACGGAATATGCGTAGGGGGAAATCTAGGCGGCATGTCCCTGTTTTCAGAAAGGTGGACATGCCGCCTAGGTTTTCAAGAGAAATCTTTGAACGAAAGGGTACAATTCTCCGGGACCTTTTGTTCGAAAGTATTTTCAAAACGTCCTGGACAAAAAATCGGGAGAGCCTATATTATTCCAGAGTACTTAAGTCATTCTATCACACGAAAGGAAACACAATGGCAGACAAGACTACCGATGCGTATGGGACGGTCATACAGAAATACTTATCTTTGTCGGAAATATCTAAGCGGTGGGCGGTATCCCCCGTATTCGTCCGAAGGATGGCGAAGTCAGGAGAGCTTCCGGCAGTAAGACTGGGGCGCATTCTCCGCGTCAAGATTAGCGATTTAGAGCAATACGAGAAAAAAAAGGCAGATGAGTTTAAGCAGAATGAACTGCCTAGCCCTCTTTGACTAATTGAATCCTAGCTTGGCTTTCTGCCGCTTTATCTGCCTGGGCGACTTCTTGCCCTGCTTGAGCAGCAATTGGCCGACCCCCGCCAGGAATATGCCCAGGAGCATTAGGGGTTCCGCCCGGACCTGTCATTTCTGGACCGCCTCCTCCGGCTCCACCTCCGGCTCCACCTGCGGTAGGACCGCCCTCCATTCCACCAACAGGCGCAGGGGGACCACCAGTCACAGCCCATTGAGTATAAAACTTCCATATTTCACGGACTTGTTCTCGAAGCATGGGGTCAGCTCTTCTGCCCGGACCTCGCAACCAGCCAAGAAGTTCCTCGGAAAATATAATTGGGTCGTCTTCTAGTTGAGGAATATGAGCTTGCCCTTTTTCGATGAGATACGGAACCTCTGAAGCAGCCGCCCTTTCAGTCGCCTCAATATTATATCCTGCTGTTGGCAGGTTAATCTTCGCATGAAGCATAAATTGTTTAACGTCAGGAATCCCGGTGGCCATATCTGTAAAAACTCCGGCATTTAATAAATCTAAAGCTTGGGTAATTCTAACCGCAGGGTTACGAGAGAGCCCATCTTCTTGCTCGATTTGTACATCATAACCGGGACTTAGCGTGATCTCGTTAAAGGAGTAGCTTTGAATCCCTTCTGCCCCAACGCTCATAAATAGTCGCTTAGGGTGATAATATTCCTTTGCCAGCATCAGAGCGCCACGGTGCATCTCCCTCCATTCCGCATTATTTCTAATGAGAATTGGGCCAACTTGCTGGTCTGCTTCAGCTTCAATAATGGCCATAGCTCGACCACTAACATCACTTGCCGTCATCCCCTGTTCTTGCTCTGTGATTGCAGCTTGTTGGCGAATATCTGCCGCTAGTTGAGATCCCCTAGCCCACACATCGCGAGGGACAGGCGGCGGAACCTCAAAATAGTTTCGTCCTGCGGCGGCATTGTAGGAAATCACCTGGTCAGTGGTTGCGGTTAATTCATCTGCGCTAATCCGCGAGCCAATTGCCCGAAAGAACTTAGGCTTTAGAAGCAATTCGACATGCTCTCGGAGCTGAGTTTCGATTTGATTAATCTCTCGCTGGCGATGCCAAGCCTGCGCCATGAATGGCTCGAACCAAAATTCCCCATCATTTTTATCGAAGCCGAAGTGATAGAAGGGGAATCGCCCTAGCATGTGGTAGGGGCATTCTGCTTCTTCTACGACATGCCCATTTACGACATAGATAAGTCGCCCCTTGGGATATTGTGAGGTTGGGGCTTCATGGTATTCGTAGATATGGCAATAATCATCCAGATATTCTACTTCGCTATGAGAATCGACATTGCTATACCTCACCTCGGCTGTCCGATCGGTATAGATATTCTGCTCTGAATCGATAATATGAGCAAACATCGGGAACCGTTGTTTTGCCACTGAGACATTCGCAACTTCCCGAAAGCATAAGCGTTGGGCTTGCCTAATATCTTCAACGCCAGGATCTACATAAACGTCCCTCGGGTCTCGAACATGAATACGAATATCGCCTTCCTTCGCAGGAATTAAAAAGGGCGGCTCCATATCCGGGGGCAATGGCCCCATTTGCTGTATCGGGGGAGGAGTTGTGGCTTCGGGGGGAAGATCTCCAACTTGAGCGGGGACGCCATCAGGCATCTGCTCTTGCATTTGCTCCATAGGGCCAGAGGCTTGCTGTGCTAGTTGCTGCGCCTGAAGCTCTAACTCCTGGGTTCTCTGGGCAACGCAAGTGGGGCATCGAGTCCCCTCTAGCTCCATATTATAGTCCCAGAACCCATCAACCTCGCAGAAAACAATCTCCTGCCCTGCATCTCGGTCCCAAACTAGCTGCATAAAAGCATTGCCGGCCCATGGCAGCTTGTTGTTCACATCAAGATATTTAATGTCGAGGTCTTCTTTTCGCCGTAGCATCGAAAGAAACTGTGTAGCTGTTCGAGCTCCATGCTGGTCCTCAAAGTCGCTAGTGGCAGGGAGCACAACGCAGGTGGGAATCGAGCGCGTGAGTTTCCCGATTAGTGAGCGAGAAGTAGGCCGAAGTTGGTTATTAACGCTTCTTAGCCTCTTAGAGTCTTCAGCAGTTAACTTAACAATCTCGCCAGTATCCCGGTGCCGAACAACTAACTGGTCCCCTTTGATGTAAAGTCGATAGAGCTCCCAGTCAGATTCATAAGAAGCCTTGGCTTGGCTCGCCGTTTCAAACCAGGAGTGCAGTCTTCGTGCAAGTTCCTCATCTGCCTCCGGGGGATCATACTGTTCCGACTTAGGGTATCCATCAAATAACCCCGCAAAATCATCACTATCTTCATTAAATGGCATAATAAGCCTCGCTACCCATTAATTTTCTGTGCTCCGGCCTGGAATCTTTGGGAGGCAGTCATTCTTTCCTGTGCTCGCTGCCGAAGGACATCCTTCATCACGTTAGGCCCAGAACCAAACGGCGTCATCTGCCCACCTCCAGGCGCCCCGCCCATCATAAGAGCAACATTAGGAGCATCATACTCTGCCAATGTCTTTGGCTGCATCATTTGAGATGGGAGCATATCAGCCTCATCAGCCATAGCATAGTTGGTTAGCGGATTTGGTGGAGTTGGGCCATAAGCCATATCCTCCATTTCAAGAGGCCCCACGCCCCCACCCATGTCAGGAGGCATCCCTTGAGGCATTCCGCCACCCATAGCACCCATACCCGGCGACATTCCTTGGGGCATACCTTGGGGCATACCTTGGGGCATACCTTGAGGCATTCCTTGGGGCATTCCTTGGGGCATACCGCCACCCATGCCCGGGGGCATCATAAGCGGTGAACCCTGTTGGGGCATCGGGGCTTGATCAAGAGCCCCCCGCATAGCCAAAGAATAGTTTTGGTCATTGTCATATCCTGTCGGATTACCTATCGAATCAAAATAAGGCATCTCACCCTCCTCGCTTGGCAGCGTATTCAAGTAGTTTCTGTTTACGTTTTCGAGAACCAGGAATCCATCCGGCCTTGCTGTTGGCTCTTTTCCTGGTAAGCCCCTTGCTTCTGGTGGCAGTCCTCAGTTTCCTCTTAAGTGGCCCAGGCATTTCAGTAGCCTCCCCTTGGAAGCGATTGCTGCTGCATTACCTCTTCCACTTGCTGCGGCTGCATTCGACTCTGTGGCCCATAAAAATCTGCCTTCGGCAGTTGTGGCATTGGCATTCCCTCTTTCGGCCCAGCGAATCCTCCCATTTGTGCCATGCCGCTCCAATCCCTCTCCGCCCGCATTCGCATTTGTTTCATCATCCTCTGCCTCATCTCGAACATACGCCGCATTTGTTCCTCTTCTTGAGGGGAAAGGCGAGCCTGCCCCATTCCTGGGTCAAAGCCGCTCATATCCCGCGCCGCCCTCATCTTGGCTTGGCTTGCCTCCATACCCCCGGCAGAAGAAGGAGGTGCGCTAAGGGCACGTAGGGCGTCTTGGGGGAACTCCATACCCGCCGCACCGGGGCCACCACCACCAACCACCTCTTGGGACCATGGACCAGGCGGCAAATTAGTGTAAGTGCCCCCAGGAACAGGAAATCCAAACTTATCAACCGTGAAAAAACCCATCACATCACCTCGTATTCGTTCAAGTTAATTCGGTTCCCATTATCAGCATGGGCATAATGAGGCTCCTTTTCTTCAGCCAATTGCTGTTCTTGGCTATAGGCATCCTTCAGCATTTCCAATTGGACCTCATGCTGACTCTCAAGAGCCACCGCATTTACCCGTTCTTCTAGG